ATGTCAGTGCCGAAATCCAAGCGTAGTGAAAGCTCAATGGAATTTCTGAACGGGGCTTTTGATCTGGAAGGATATACCCACCAGCGGTGTACCGGGAATTTCCCTAAGCACGCCCGGCTTTTTATCGCGGCGGAGATATACAAATTAGCAGCCGAATGTCACACCAATGCAAAGTCGGCGAACAGCATATTTGTCAACAACTCCCACGATGCACAAATGCGGCTGGATTATCTCACAAAGGCGATATGTGATATACAAGCGTTGTATTCCAAGATCCACATTGCCAAGAAATACGTACAGTTTGAAGCGGGAAAAGCCCCGAACTGGGATGTGTGGATAGGCATGGTAGAAAAGGAGGCAACTCTTCTCGTAGCCACGAGAAAGGCCGAGATCGAGAGATACAGAAAGGCAGGATATATTATGTAGTAATCAAGTTTCGGTTCTGTTCTGCATAAGCCCGGATTGGTGGTCGCGCTCTCCGTACTCCAGTAACAACAATAATTTCTGCGCGGTGTCCGCCGCCGGGGCCGCTACCAATAATAATGCCAACACTGAGCTTGGCGTGGCGCTGGGATTATTTATGATTGGCCCGACAAAGTAGCTTTGGCGAAATCAGTGCCTTAAATAAGGGGAACAGGACCATTGCCGGAAACGGCATAAATGGAACCGTCGCTATGACCGACAGGACGCTGCTTGCATGGATGGGTAGGTGCGTAACCATTTTCATTGTCGTTGTCATACGCAGCCTGAATCGCACCCTACAATACGGCTGTACGGCGGTTATTTCTAAAAGGAGACATGATGACAAGCGAAGAAAGGCGGGAGGTAAGATATCAAAGACGAAAGGCCCGGCGGCTTGCCAAGAGGCAGGAGCGCCAGCGGGCCTTTGAAGATGTGTTCACTTTTGACAATTTGTATGAGGCATATAGGCTATGCTGCCGTGGCGTTATGTGGAAAGCCAGCACCCAAGTGTACAAGGCTAACGCTATGCTGAATATTCACAACACGAAAAAGCGGCTGTTAAGCGGTAAGTATAAGCACCGCGGGTTTACCGTGTTCCACATCAACGAAAGGGGCAAGCCCCGAAAGATACAAGCCTCCCACATAAGCGACCGGGTGGTGCAGCGGTGTCTTTGCGACCACTGCATGGTTCCCCAGATGTCCCCTACATGGATATACGACAACAGCGCCAGTCAAAAGGGAAAGGGCATGGATTTTTCCCTGAACCGTCTTGACGCCCACCTGCACCGGCACTACCGCAAGCACGGCGCCAGTGGATATATCCTGCAAATTGATTTCAAAGATTTCTTTGGCAGCCTTTGCCACGCCACGGCTTTCCGGGAGATAGACCGGAATATATTCGACCCGCGCCTCAACGCTTTAGCTAAGGCGCACCTGACCTGCTACGGCGACCACGGCGTAGGGTTGGGAGCTATGCCCTCTCAGACCATAG